TCAACAGGATTAGTCAAAATAGTATTTATCTCAATTAAACTTGCATCTTGGTATCTGTCATCCAAAACCTTAATACAATCTGATTCTATTTCCTTACCTTCATAAAAACTTCCTGCAAGTATCACACCATCTATAGTTAAAAAATCATTTTTTGCCAATTCAATCTCAAAATCACTTAACTTTACACTGATTTTTTCTTCTATTTCCAAATCTAAGAGCATTCACTACCCCCTATGATAAATTTAAAATTTAAAAATCTTATTTTTTCTTAAACTTAGAATCAGGCTTTGGTTTTTCCTTTGACTGTTTTTGTTTATTACTGTTATCAAAATTCTTTTTATCTTTGGGCATTGTTATAACTCCTTAAACTATTTTCTTTCATACTACCGTAGCGATTAATTACTAGTGTACTAGATTTATCTAAAACCTTATCTGTAAACGCAAATGTATAAGGCGAAGAAGCTGTGCCCATAGCCAATACTGAAGTTAGCATTGAAGTCAATGTAGTTGTACCTGTGGGACTTTCTAGTAAATCCACAATAACTGTATCACTGACAGCTCCAAAAGTTTCAGTTCCTATCCTAGCAGTACCAGATAAAATTCTATATCCTCCAGGAGCTACAAAACCACCTACATATTTTTCTGCTGTAGTACTACCTGTAACTGTAAGATTTATACCAGTCATATCATAATTCAAAACAATAGTCTCAATTCCAGGCAAAGTCTGAGCGTATGTACTTGGAGCAGAATATCCCGAATCAACTACCTCACCAAAAGCGGTACTGCAACTAATTAAAGCTGCAGTACCTAAAACCAATAATTTTTTAAACATTGTTTTATACTCCTTTATAGTAATATAAATTTTTTATAAATCTTTAAAAGCCTTAACCAGCCACAGTCTCACGATAGAAAGGTCTGTAATCTGTAATTACCCCACCATAAACATGACGCAATTTCCAAGTAATAATATCATTGCTAAACACAGAACCAACTGTAGGTGCTGACTGTAACCACATTTCAGGCTCGATTTTACCATCCAAGAAACCTATTTCCAAACCAGGCCACATGCTTGGATCTGCTACCGCATACCAATCTGTAGCATCAGTCCAATGCATAACAGTAATGTTCGAATATGACTGATCTCTTACAAAATCAGGAGATTGCGGAGTAAAATCACCCCTACCTGATGCTACAATAGCAGCCCATACTGTTGCTTCCAAATCAATAGGATTAAGAATTATCTTAGGAAATATACCAAGAACCTCACTTGTATCTTTCTCAGTCTGCTTCATCATAGCAGTTCTAACCACAGCTAACTCTGCGGCTGAAAACGCCGTTGTTCCTAAATTACTATGTGTAGCAGCATGAAACAAAACTACATTGTCATAAATAGCAGCATTTGTAGTAAAAAAATCAAACACAAATTTATAAAGCGTTCTGGCTGCTGCAACACCCATACGCTTAGGAATTCTACGAATAGCATTAATATCATCATTCTTTATCATTTCAAACGTGACATTCTCAGTGTAACCACGTTTGCTTACACTAAATGTAGCTTCTTCGTCTGTAGGGCTTGTAGCTGCTGTATAAGGTGCAGATTCTAACACAGTTGGTAAATCTCCATAGCCGCCAAATCTAACTCTATGCTGAGTCTTAAAATCTGGAACTGTGGTAATTTCACAAACTTTATTCCAGTCTCTATTCCAATGACTCTGTGACCATTCTTTAAGCATTTTGCGATTTAAAGTCTCGCCCAAAACATTAGCAAAACTTGTTGAATCCAACGAAGCTGTCAATCTAGAACAATTTTTAACCAATCCAGTAATAGCATTATCACCTGTAAAGTTTACATAAGCTGCTTTAATGCTATGAATCTTACCATCCATCAAATCATCAAACATTTTTATTCTATTATCCATATCATCAGCTAAAATTCGTACACTTCCTAAATCCTTAACTGTCTGGGCTTGAATAATATCTAAATATTGTTTTTCAATCTGAATAGCTTGATCCAATATTTTCTCATCAATAGCTTTTCCTGCAAACTGGGCTTTTAATTTTGCATTTGCAACTTCAGGTAATTTTGCAGCTTGTAATTTTGTTTCTAACAATAACTGCGTATTACCTATTTTAGCTTTTTCAAGTTCTATTGCAAAAGAAGCGTGTAAAGTAGCTAAATCTGTTTCACGCTGAACTTTTTCCTTCTCTGCTCTTATATATGCAGTAGCATCTGTATTAGCACTAGCTACCAGTTTCATAAACTTACCATCAGCAGCCGGAGTATGTACTATATCCACAGCAGCTTTAACAATACTCAAAACTTTTCTAGTGCCATCAGGCAAAATTTCTTCCTGGCCTAAACAATCGACAGACAAACCTATTAATTCAGGATTATCTTTAAACGAGGATTGTAAAATATCTCGAATTACATTACCTGATCCAGACTGAACCAAGTTTAACTTACCTACCAAAGCATCTTCAGTAGCCTGAACATTGCTTAACCATCCTGCAATTTGTTTCACAGATTTATCACTCTGCGTATGCTGCGAATCATCCAGCAAAAACACTTTTGCCCCTTCAAACAATTTCAAAGCACTTTGCAAAACTTCCTTAGTCCAAACACGCTTGTTTTTATCCTGACCATATTTAATTATTCTAACATCCCAAACATAGCCTTTTTTATCTACCTCTGCAGATTGCAAAATACAATCTATTTTTAAATTCTCACCATTTATAACTTCATTAGCTTGAAGTCTACTAAACAATCTTTTGGACATTATCAGCTCCTTTCGGTAAAATAGTTCCAACACCAATTTTAGCATCCTTTACTTCAATAACATGTTTTTTGGCATCTTTAGTTACTACAACAATATAAGTTTTTTCGTTTTCAGTTTTAACTATAGCATTTAAAATATCATTTTTGGTTAGCTGCCTAGTTTCCATTCTGAATCTTATTTTACCAGATTCTTCATCTAAATCTTGCTTTACATCTTTATACTTCAGACCATTTAACATTACCTCACTTACAAAATCAAACTTATCCTTCATTACTAAATCTCCTAAAAATTTATTCAACTCCTAATTGTTTAAAAATATTATTAAATAATACAGACAATTTACTATCATCTATCCAATCTTGTTGCGATATTACAGCCAAACCATCAGCTATATTTTTTATAACTGCTCCCAGCGTAGCTATATCTTTCATAGACAAGTTCGGCATGTTAGTAGCAAAATTTGTTATGTCCGAGTTTTTAAGAACTTCTGGATTATATTTCAATACACCAGCTAAATGAATAGAAGCTAAATCAAACAATATTTTCTTAACCAATTTTTGCCTACGATTAAACAACTTAAACGCTGGTAAAGTCATTTCTTGACTTGTAGCTTTGTTTATATCTCCAGCACTGCCATACCAATGTGCAGGATAACCAAAGCTTCCTAAAATATGATTTCGCAACACTAAAGCAATCTTTTCTAAATCCGGAGCATTAACATCAGGCGAATGTGCTTTAACTTCTATATTATCACTATGACCATAAGCACCGTTAGATTGTCTTACTGAACCTACAAACTTTCTTGTTTCTGCTTCAATTATTGAAGCATTTGTACCTTTAAAAACTAAATCCCAAACTATTAAATTAACCTCAATCCATTTTTCAGCATGGTTATAAATTAATTCCTCATAAATATCTATCCAGTCAGCAACAGTTAAAAAATCTGATCTTCCCCGAGGAGAATTTGTAACTGAGTTAATATTATAATATAAACATTCTCCAGAATTAAAAGAATTTCTTAAATTCTGCGCTTTTGTAGAAATAACTGCTTTTGGATCTAAATATAGTTTATATTTTTTAGGCTGTTTTCCGGGTTCAGATTTTAAAATTATACCTATTTTAATGCGACAATTATCTGGATCGGTAATTACATCAGCTACAATTTGCGGATCAATATAACCTAATCTCAAAGTACCTGTGTTTTCAGATATAAACACAGGCAAATACAATTCACCGAAAATTCCTAATTCTTCAATAAATTGCTCAAAATCTAATTCTAAATTATTTACAGGATCATTCCAGAAACTTTTCAAAGAAGCTAAAATATTTTCGTCTTTACTTACATAAGGAAATTCGGTAGGAATAACAAAACTTGTTCTTAAATTTGACAACCATTTAGTCAAAGGCGATCTTTCCCAAAGAAAAAATGCTATCTTAAACATTCGTTCTTGAGAGATCTCATCTAAATTTCTACTTGGGGTAGAACTAGTTAATTTACTAAACCCTTCTACCTCAGCATAGTATGAATCGAGTTCCGTCGATGCCTGAAGTTTCTTGGTTGTTGTAACGAGAATCTTTTTGGTTTTTCCTGACATAATGCAAAACTCGAAGCTAAAGTTTCGTCAAGCTTACTTGACTGAGATAATTCTGTTAATTTTAATATTTTATCGCGAATTACTTCATCTGCTGTAGTGTTTTGGTCGTTTAAATTTGAGCCTTTGGCAAAATAACTAGCTGTATTTCCGTTTAACATATAACTATAAACTGCATAACGCAAAGCATCACAGCAATGATCATTTTCTTTTAAAGGTGCATCAATTCCTAACATTTGTTTGCCTTCGTCCCAAATATAAGACGAAGTTAATTCTTCTCTTAGCGTGACACATCTATTTAAAATCTTTAATCTACCAGTCATAAACAAACTAGCAACTGATCGAATACCATTTATAACATCATTGTTAGCTTCTCTTATAGTACAAACACAAGAATTAACTAATTCTTGCTTAAGCGAAACTGCCGATTTATCTAAATAAACTCCATTAATATGAATATTTCTAGTAAAAATTTTATACTCATTTACAAATTCATAATCTGTTTTTTGTACCTGTGTTGATCTAGCATCATAAACGTATTCGTCAACTACATATAAACAATCTTTATAAACATAAATCAATAAAAACGTAGTTACAGAAGCTGTACCATAATCTGCTCCTATGATTATATTCATAGGTCTTTCTTTAGGCAACTCATCAACGAAATTATCCTCGTTGACCATATCATAGATTAAACCATCAGCCAACACCCACTCACCTAAAAACATTCTTCTAAAAAACAATCCTGTCAAAGACATTTTTAAATTTTCTTTAAACTCATTTGTCAATGATGGGTTATCTTCTATAGTAAATCTTTGCACATAAGCATTACGGGGTGTATTTTTTATAAAAGTTTTATATATATAATGAAACGGTGAATCCGGATTTGTTGTAGCAAACCATTTAGCTCCCGGAACAGACAATCTTGTAGGAATCATATCCAAAGTTGTTTTAGGATGTAAAGTTAACTCATCACTATAACAACCACCAAACGTAGCACCACGAATTTTTCGCTCTGCTTTGGCATCTGTAGCTCCTACAGTGTAGATAACTTTACCACCGGGGATTTTTAATTCCCCGTCTGTAGAATTATACTTACAATAATTTATACCAATTAAATCTATAACATCATCCAAAACATTACGCTTTAATGTAGCTTTACTATGCCCAGTCATTAAAAATTTGTCATAATCTGTTGTATATACATGATTTATCCAGATTTGATTTGCGATCCAGGTTTTCCCTGACCTTACCGCACCATGCAATAAATTAAAAAATTTATTACAATTTCTAATCGCTTTCGACTGAGCTGGAGCATATTCCGGTAGAAACATTTTCTATTGTCATATCCTTAAATTTTGCCAACATAAAGTTTAATTTTTCAGAAACATTATTTTCTGTATCAGACTTTGTACTAAACTTTCCCTTACTATAAACATTTAACAACTTCCATAATAAATTATTATCCCCAGCCATTGCTTCGGCAAAGACTTTATTTTCTAAAGCTTCTGTCAATAACTCAGATTTAACAGTTTGGATTTTATTCAACAAATCAATTAAATTTTTATCGGCTTCTACATAATCTTTTAAAATAACATAGCTTACTTGCAAAAATTTTGCTGTTGCAGCTAACATACCACTGTTTTGCCATAAAGCTTCTATAACAATCTTGTCACTTAAGTCAATTTTATTGCCACTGTGGAAATTCTCAACTATATTTACTATATTCGCAATACTCATAGATATATAAAATTTTTATATAATTCAACAAACTTATTTTTCAACGAAAAAACTTTTTTTACCTTATACATTATATGGGAAATACCCAAACTATTCAACCTAATAAAAATAAAATTTCTAAATGGTTTATATATCTTAAAAATGTGCTTTGTATAGATTTATAAAAATTTTTATGATTTGCGAAGGCGGGTAAATTTTTAGTTTACATTTTTATGCAAATACAAATACAACTACAACTGCATTTGCAATAGATATATAAAGGTTTTTATATAAGTAATTAAAATAAGTTAGAGTGAGATAGCTTAATATTAATCCCTCTTGCAGATAATTTGCTAGGGGTATTGCAAATGCTATTGCAAATGCTATTGTATTTAATTTGCATATGCAAATGGTTTGTATATGCGTAGCATATATTTTGCATATATTTTGCACATGCAAATTACCTTGCAAGTGGCTTAGAATAAGGGTTAGGCTTCGCATATAAGGCAAGGTGTCCCTAATATGCATTGTATATACATTGTGTATACAGATAACTAGGGACACCTATGCTTACGCATATACATATGCTTACGCATATACATTAACTAGGGATTTTGTATATGCATATGTATATGTATGAAGCATGGTATATGCTACGCATATGCGTAAGCATAAGCATAAGCATTGCATCCAAAATTGACCCATACGCCTTGTGTATTGCTTGCAATGGTAGTTGAATATGCTTTGCATATCAAAGCCTTAAATGGGTCGGTTTTAGATGCTTACGCAAGGTGTATAGATTAAATAGGTTATAATAAAGTATATGCCCAAGCATACAGCAAAGCATGTGCCAGAAAAGTGTATAAAAAATCCCCTTATTCAAGTATTCTTATTCAGTCTTATTTAGTCAGATTCTATTTTTTAAAAATATTTTTTATTTTTTTGATTCTGTTTGATTCAATAACGTTTTTGTGTCCTAAACACAGATAACTCCAATACTTATGATTTTTTCATATAGGTTTATTCAGTCTTATTCAGTTTTATTCAATCTTATTCTATTTTGCTTTTTTTGTACTTATATATGTATATATATATATTAAATATAACAGAATAAGAAAAGGGATTTTAGTACGAAAAACTGAATCTGACGAAATAAGACTAAATCTGACGAAATAAAACTGAATCTGGTTAAATCATACTAAATCATACTAAATCATACTGAATCATACTAAATAAGTCAGCATTAATTATTACTAAAATTAACTGAATTTAACTAAATCTAATTTTATCGATTGAAATTTAACCATTTTCTGCATATAATGATGTACTGAATCTGACAGAATGCGGAAGAATTTGACTAAATCTACTTATACGAAAAAAGTCATAAGTAGTGTTTTTCGGCCACATGTCTAATTAAGTTAACCCTAATTTAGGAGAAAAAACCATGTCGCAAACACCTGATCAGCGCAAATGCAAAAAAAGTATATACGCAAAATATTACTATGCTCAAAACAAAGATAAAATCCAAGCACGCAATCGTAAGCGCTATGCACAAAATCCAGAAAAAGTTAAAGAAATTGCAAAAAAATCTTATGCTAAATGCATGGGCAAAGCAGTGCCGAAGGCATGTAATAAACAAATAAAATTATCCTGGAATGACATTTGTCCTAATGGCATGGGCATGAATATATACAAAACTTGGATCGATTGCAAAATGGCAGGTAAACATTTAAAGGGCAAAGGATGTGATAATTGTAACAAAGATTTGAGAAGTTTTCTGGATGAGACAAATCCTTTACCGCCATTTTATGGCTATTTGCCTAAAGATGCTTCACCTGGTGAAGGTTCTTTGCTTTGCAAAGAATGCTTGGATAAAATAATCGAAACAGAACAAAAAGATTTATCGCCTTTTGAAAAAATCAAAGCAAATTTAGACAAAGAAAAGTCATTACAAAGTAATGATGAAATATGGGAAAGGTCGAATAAAACTCACAAAGAATTTTTAGGACAACCACCTGAACTGCAAGACGTTTTGGACTATACAGAAACTCAAATAAATGAGATGTCTGTAAAGGAATATATAGCATATGTGACACCTATTGTAACATTACGCTATACTGATCCTGAGATGCCTAGCGAGATAAAAAATAAATTTATCGCTAGTGAAATTAAACTACTTTGCCAGACAAAATATCCTGATTGATAAATCAATCAACAAAAAATTCTTGCAGATGTAAATAAATCACATCTGCAAGAATAATTTTTTGTAAAACTCAATTCCAGTCTTTTTTTAAAAGTTTGAAAAATATATTTTCTAATTCACTAAGATCCTTCTTATCTAAAAATTTAAATATATTCGGAAAATTATCTACGAATTTTCTCACATTGCTGATTTTCCAATGCGCAACCAATTCGCAACTCCATAAAGCGATATTCCGTAATTCTTTTTTAGTCATTTTGCTAATCCTTTATTTAAAAAATAAAATTTATTTTTACAAACTTTTGGCTTTTGCAAGCAGTGCTAAAAGAGCATTTTTGTCAATCCCACTGGATTCGGCAACAAGCAAAAGCTTTGCTTCAAGTCCCGAACTAGATTTTTTTTGCTTTTCTAAGGTTAAAGATCCCATTTTGAAATCGGCAATCAAACTTTCTATGCCGGACAAATTTTTACCATTATCGGCTAAATACTGTTTGACTCCATACCAGAGTAAAAATCTCTGTGTGTCGACATGTATATCGGAAAGTAATCCTGTCGCAAATTCACCTGTGTTTATAAAATGAATTTCGTATCTACCTTGTGCAGACGTCGAATCAATCTCAAATTTACGAGATCTAGGACGCTTTGATTCTGTTTCATTTACTTCAAGATCTTCTTTTAAAATAGTCATTTTTTCAATCCTTTATAAAAAATTTTAAATAAAATAAATTTTATAGTATTCTAGTGTATCTATGCAGCCATTATCTTTTTGATATTGTA